CGGAAATTCGAGTTGAGCCGCCGAAGAAAAACGACCGTTCCCGAACGGATAGCCGAGCGACGAGTCGTCAGTCGCGAGGCCGGTGATATGCCCCGAGACGACGGCTTCGGTGAACCTTCCGACCGAATTTCCGTACCGGCCCGCAGGAACGAAGGCCGCGGCGATGTAGACTTCGCCCGGAGAGACCGCGAGCGGTTCGCCGAGCGCGATTTCGGTCCAGCCGTTGAGACCGGAAACCGACCCTTGCGCAGTTGCGAGCCGGTTGCCGCTCGCGTTGAAGATCGCGACTTGGCGCAGCGTCGTGGGATCACCCGGCGGTTGGTAAAATCGAACATGGGTGATTGTCCCGGCAACCGCTACGCGGAAGCCGGTCCCAAGCGTATACGTGACGGAGGCCCCGTCATTGCCGAACCCGTCGGGAGGCGTCGTGCCGAAAAGCGTCTCGAATGCCGGCGAGGCGGGGGCCTGCCAAAGCAGATCGCCGCCGAAATAGAGCGCGGCCGCCTCGGCCCCGCCATAAAACAGCCGGGCGGCCGATCGGAGGTCAAGCGTCGACATGGGATCAGCCCTCGGCGATCACGTAGAAGCGGCCCGCGACCGGCGAGCTTGGCGGCTCGGTCACGACCTCGACAATGGGGGCGATGGCGTCGATCGCCGCGGCGAGGTCCGGCGCCTGCACGGCCGCGTCCGCAAGCGTCCCCTGAGCCGCCGTGGCATAACCCGCGGCCGACGCCGCGATCGCCGCGGCGAGGTCCGGCGCCTGCACGGCCGTCGAGGCGAGCGCCCCTTGCGCCGCCGTGGCGTAGCTGGCGGCGGCGGCGGCGATCGCCGCGGCGAGGTCCGCCGGCTGCACGGCCGCGTCCGCAAGCGTCCCCTGAGCCGCCGTGGCATAACCCGCGGCCGACGCCGCGATCGCCGCGGCGAGGTCCGGCGCCTGCACGGCCGTCGAGGCGAGCGCCCCTTGCGCCGCCGTGGCGTAGCTGGCGGCGGCCGCGGCGATCGCCGCGGCCCACGGCGCATCTTCCAGAAGGATCGCCGCCGCGACGATCGCCTCCGAGACGGCGCGGTGCCGCGCCGGCGTGATCAGGCGCGAGGAATTGTCGGGGAGGTTCGCCGCGATCAGCGCGACGATTTCCGAACGGGTCAAAGGCATGGGAAAGCCCCTCAGGAGCGGAAGCCGAGCGAATAGCCGGCGGAATAGTCGGCGGCGTCGATCGCCGGGGCGGGTGTTTCGAGATAGAGAAGGTCGAGGCCGACCTCGAGGCCCCAGATACGCCGCTCGCCGGGATAGACCGCGACCTCGGCGCCCCCGGGCGTGATCCGCTCGACGAGCCCGTCGAGCGAGCCGTCGCCGCGGGTCACGATCTCGAAGACCTCGTCGGCGAAGGCCCAGAGCGCGGCCTCGGTCGACTGATCGCCCTCGGCCCAGGCGTAGACGGTCGCGCGGTCGGCGGTGACATAGTGCCCGCGGGCGCCCATGCCCGCGAGCTCCGCCGAGCCCGGAACGATCCGAACCGCATAGGCCGGCAGGCGTGACGACCCGACCGCGAACGGGAAGGCCGAGAGGTCGAGGGCGCCCGTCAGGTCGGCAGCGAGCCGCGCGCGGAGCGTCCCGGCAATCTGATTGCGAATGTGCGACATGGGGTCAAACGGCCGTCGGCATCGCGGAACAGAGCAGCATTGCCGCGAGCCGGACGCGGCCGCCGGTGAAGGCGCCGCCCGCCCGGGTGACGACGACGCCGGTATTCGCATAGACCGCGAAGGGTCCGACCATGCCGAGGTTTGTCGAGCCGACCGCGAGGCCGAGGCCGCTTCCGAACTCCGACGCGCCGGCCGACAGGCCGACCATGTAGGAACTCGCCCCGGTGATCGCGAGGACGGTTTTCGACGAGACCCCGAGGACGATCGAGCCGGTCGGGATCAGGCCGGGGGCGGTTTGGCTCGTACCGCTCGCCAGGTTGAGCGTCGCCTCGCGGATCACGAGCCCGAGCGAGGCGCCAGTGAGGCCGCCCGCCAAGTCGCCGCGAACCCATCCGAAGGCCGCGCCGCCGTAGACATAGCCGCGCCCCTCGTCGAGCGCGTAGGCCCGCCGGCCGAAGAACGGCGGCGAAGGGGTCCAGGCGCCGCCGGCGTAGACCGCGACCGCGCCAGCGGCGACGCCCCCGAAGCCGCTCGCCCCGGCGGGGACGATGTAGGCGTCGCCCTCGCCGGGTGAAGCCGGCGCCGTTGTCGTCGTCGCCGAGGCCACGAGCCCGCCGATCGCCGCGTCGATCGTGTCGAGCGCGGCGTTATGGGTGACGTGCTTTTGTGCCTGATCCGCGGCGATGTAGGGGAAGCCGAACCGCGCAGTGGTCACAGGATCGCCCTCACAAAGCAGTCTTTCGCTTCGGGCAACTTCCGCAGCCCGGCGGACTTCACCGGGCCGTCAGGCAAGGCCGCGTCGAGGCGGCGGGCGAGCTCGCCGATCGGCTCGGAAACTTCGCGGAGCGGCGGGGGCAGGTGCGCCGCCTCAAAGAACCGCATGATCGAATTTGCCATTGCGCTATTCCTCGAAGGTGATCCCGGCGATCGCGCCGAGGCCGAAGGTTTCGGAGATTTGCCGGACGCGGACCTCGAAGGGCGCGACGATCCCGTCCGCCGCCTGAGCGGCGGCGGTGTAGACGTGAGAGGTCGCGTCGGCGACGGTCCATTGCCGGACCCGCGCGCCCGACTTCCAGATCTGCACGCGATACCGCTCGAAGGCTTCGCCGAGCGGCACGTCGAAATCCCCGTCCGCCCAGGTGTCGCCGCCGATCCGGGTCCGCCTGATCCAGTCGATCGCGAGATCGCCCGAGGCGGTTCGCCGCGCGCGCAGGTGCGCGGGCGAGAAAGGGCGGCGCCCGATCCCGCGGAAGGTGTGCGCCCCGCCCCGGAACACGCCGCCGTCCGGGTCGCCCCCGGCCGGCCCGAAGCGCCAGGAATAGGCGCGCCCGATATCCTCCGGTGCCATGTCGACCGGCGTAAGCGCGAGGTCGAGCAGGACGACCCGGGCGCCAGCCGCAAGCGCCGAGGCGCCGATCGCCGCGTCGGTCCCGCGTTGCCCCCGGAGCAGCCGGGAGACGCGCCAGGTGCGATTGCCCACGAGCTCCGCGTCGCGGAATTGCAGGATTTCCCAGCCGTCCGGGTGCGCGACCGCGACCGCGTTCGCGCCATCGAAAACGGCCGCCTCGGTCCGCGAGACCAGCGAACCCGAATAGAGCTCGATCTCGACCGACCCGCCCGACCACGAATGCAGCCGGCCGGGTGCGAGCGCGGATTTCGTCTCGCCGATCGTCGCGCGCAGGCCGCCGCGCAGGTTGAACGCGAAGCCGTCGCCGGCCTCGGTCGAGCGGTAGAGGTCGAAGCCAGCCCAGGGCGAGGCGTGAGCGGCGACGTAGCCGATCCAGTCGTCGTCAGTCGAGCGGAGCAAGGGCAGATCAAGAAACCGCAGGAGCACGGCGGCGGCAGGCGGCTCGACGTGAACGGGTGGCGCCCGGAAGACCCCGCCGGTCGGCGCGAAGGCCGCGAGCTCGAAGCTTGACGCCTCGACCGCCAGCGTATCGCCGCGCGTGACTTTCTCGACGATGTAGGCCCGCGGCGAGACGCCCGCCTCGAGGAACGTAAACAGCGCCCCCGGGCGCACGGCGGCCGCCGACGGCGGCAGGGCGAAGGCGATCCGGTCGCGCCCCTCGGCCGCGACGCGAAGGATCGTCTCGGCATGAACCGCGGCGCGATCCTTGTCGAAAACGAGCGGCGTTTCGGCCTCGGCGATCCCGGTCTCGAGCCCGACTTGTATCGAGGCCCGCGCCGCGCCGGTCTCGTAGTTGTTCGCCCCGTCGACATAGCGGAGGATCACGTCGCGCGTCGCATCCTCGAGCGAGCCGCGGGTCGTCACGAAGCGGGAGTCGCCGGCGTCGATCAGGTCGTCAGGCTCGATCGTCCCGATCGGAACCGCCGCGGCGCGCGACCGGAACGCGAGCGTCCCCGCCTCGAAGGTGCCGTCGACCCGGAGCACGACTTCCCACGGTTGAACCCAGTCGCGAAAGCCGGTCGGCCCCGCCATCGCGTAGCCGTCCGCCTGCCCGTAGCAGGCGGAGACGTCGAGGCGGTTCGCCGGCCAGCCGTGACAGCCGATCAGCCGCCGGGTGATCGCCTCGGCCGCCGGCGCGGCGCCCGCGCGACCGCCGAGCCAGTGCCCGAGCCGCCACGCCGGGGCGTCCGCCCAGGTCGAGGCAAGGGTCGGAAACTCGGGCCACGGCCGGGCGTCCCACGCCCAGACCAGAATATCGCCCGGGCCGATCAGCGAGCCGCCTTTGTCCCGCCACCATTCGAGGGACGCGCGGAGATACTGGCGCGCGATGAAGTCGTCACGAAGCCCGGCCGAATAGTGCGGAATCCCCGACTCCGAGGTGTTGACCGCCGAGAACAGGTTCGGTTGATTGGTCCCCTTGTCGACCGCGGGACAACCGATCTCGGTAAACCAGAGCGGCTTGCCGTTCGGAGTCCAGTCGGTCGCCGAGGCCGAGCGAGCCCCGCCCGGGCGGTTGCGGTGCGCGTGCGTGAACCAGTCGCGGATTGCCTTTTGCCGGAAGACCCACGTCTCGCCGTGCGCGGTGTCGGCGATCGGGGTCCGAACCTGATCGTCGCGGTCGGCCGCGCTCGCATAGTGGAAATCCCAATACTCGCCGCCCTCGATGTTGGCTTTGAGATAGCCGAGGTCGTAGATCGACGTTACGCCCGCGGCCGGGTCGTAATCGCGGTGATCTGTCCCGTCGCGCCAGTCGGAAAGCGGCAAGTAATTGTCGATCGCGACGAAATCGACATGAGCCGAACTCCAAAGCGGATCGAGGTTGAAGAACACGTCGCCCGAGCCGTCCGCCGGCCGGTGCGAGTGATATTCCGACCAGTCGGCGGCATACGAGAGCGCCGCCTCCGGGAGCACGCCGGCAACGTCGGCCGCGAGCTCGACGAGCCCGTCAACGAAGGGATAGGCGCCCGAGCCGGCCTCGGTCGATTGCGTGAGGCCGACGGTTTCCGATCCCAGGAGGAAAGCGTCGACGCCGCCCGCCGCCTTTGCGAGGTGCGCGAGGTGCAGGATAAACCGGCGGTAGGACCATTCCGCCGGCCCGGCATAGGTGACGGTCTCGGCCTCGGCGCTTGCGGTGAAGTCGGGCGGCGCGGCGGTGCCGACGAAGGCCGCGATCTCGGCCGCGACCGGCTCGCCGGCGGCGGCCGTGATCCGGCCGCGCCACGGATTTTCCGGTTGCATCCCCTCGCCCGAGGGGTCCGGCAGGGCGTTGTCGGCCGGAATGTCCATCATGATGAAAGGGTAGAGCACGACCCTCAGGCCGCGGGCGCGGAGGTCCTTGATCGCACGGATCACGGAAAGGTCGGCCGGAGTCGAGCCGTAGACCGGGCGCCCGCCCACAAGCGAGACGACCCCGGCGGTCGCCCGGGTCAGGCCGCCGGCGGTCCATTCGGGTTCCGTCGTCTTTTCCTTCGACTCGACTTTCGGCCGGATCGTGCAATGCCCCGCCCGGAGGTCGTCGCCGAACCAGGACACGACGAGCGCCGCGGTCCCGAGGTTCGGCAGGACCGCTTGGGCGGTGTCGAGCGCGACGGTCCAGTCGGCGAGCTCGGGAAAACGGTGCGTGTTCTCGGTTGCCTCCGAGACGACCTCGCCCTCGGCGTTCGTCTCGACCCGCGAGACGCGGCCCGGCATGTAGCCCCATTCCGTCGAGCCGGGAATGATATCGACGCCGCGGATCAGATCCTCGACCTCGCCCGAGGCGCCGAAGACCTCGACCGCGATTTGCGGAATCCGGTTGCCGAAGTCGGCGAGCGGCAGATCCTCGAAAACGACATAAGCGATCCCGCGATAGGCCGGCGCCTCGCCCTCGGTCGCCGCGATCAGCGGGTCGGCGGCCTGCCATTCGGTCCCGCGGTAGAAGCGGACCTCGAGCTCGGTCGTATCGAGCAGCACGTTGTTCGCCCAGACCCGCCCGAAATGCCGGACCGGCGCGCCCCGGGTGTCGGCGAGGGCGAGCGCGAAGGACACCGAATAGGTGTAGGAGGTCGTCTCGATCGTCTTGCTCGAACTCTTGCCGGTCTTGTGCTTCTCGGACTCGGTGTCGACGGTTTCCCTGATCCGCGTCGCCCAGATGACGGTTCCGCCGACCCGGGCGCGGCCATTGATCCAGGGGATTCCCTCGCCCTCGGCCGAGGTCATCACGTCGAGGTTTTCGAGGCGCGGGCCGGCGACCTTCTGGCTCGACGACGAGCCCCCGAAGATCGCCCCGTCGATCATGCCGCCGACGACTTGCGCGCCGGCGACCGCGACCGCACCAATGATCGCGCCGCCGACGCCGGACAGGCCCGCGGTCGCCGCCGAGGCGAGCGCGGTCAGGGCAAGGGTTGCCATGCGGGAGGTTCCTATGCGGCGGGAAAGCGCGCCGCCCAGACGATCCGGGCGGCCCAGGCGGAGAGCGGGACCTCGACGACCCCGCGCGCTTCGCTTGCGTGAATGAACCCGCCGCCGTCGGAGAGGATTCCGACATGGGCGGGGCGGGCGCGGGAAGCCGGGCGCAGTGCGACGAGATCGCCGGCGCTTGCCGCCGACGGGTCGAGGACGAGCATATGTGCCCGCCCGAGGTCCATAAGCCGCCGAGGCCAGGCGACCGCCCAATCCGGCCGCCAGGCGGGCGCCTCGGGCGGCCTCTCGGCGCCGGTCACGTCGGCCCAGACGCCGCGCGCGAGGCCGACGCAATCGCAGCCCACGCCGCGGACGGCGGCACCGCGAACGTAGGGCGTGCCGAGCCAGAGGCGCGCAACACCCACGATCGACATTGCATGTGGATCGAACAATTGTACCTCGAAAAAAGGTGAGCGAAGAGGCTCCCTCCTTTGGACAATCTGCCGAAATCTAAGTCATCGGATGCTTATATTCTCTACGTCTTCCATCAAAACTCGCGATTTTTTTATGATATTATCGACAATGGATATCCTCTCCAATGTCTTGCTTGCTTCATGTTGATCGTCAAATGGCAACAGCTTTCCGCTTTGGTCTACAATATACTTATAATCTATAATCGTAATCTGCGTCAGGTATAGAATCAATTCTCTACAATCTATAGAATATCTTGCGCTTAACAGATCTATTCGCCTAGTATTTTTTCTGAATTCATTAAGAATGCCAATTCTTTCTTTCGAAACTCCAAACACCGTCTTTCCGACTGATGCAAAGGCACGCTCAATGCGACGGTCTCGATTGATATCCGCAACCTCGTCAACATGGTCCAAGCAGTACATGATGGGATCGAAAAATAATCTCTCTAGCTTGTCTCTCTTCTTCTCAGCCGTAGCCGCGCGAGCCACATATATAGGATAAACCACGCCATAGATTGCAGTTAGTGCCGTTGTCGCGGTTGTTATTACCAATGCGATGTCACTTGCAGCCCAAGTCATTTTGATCCTCGAACGTAGTGTTGACAACAACAGTGTCACGAGCCTCTGATCCGCGCGCCCCCATCAAGCGTCGGGTCGCGTAAAACCGCGTACTCCGCCGCAAACCCCTCGCCGGGCATGTGCGGGAAGCCCCGAAAGTTGACGACGTTCGCAAACTTCGCCGAGCACGTGGCGAGCGTCTTGTCGCAGCCGGCCGAGACGGTGAAGGAGTCGCCGACCGCGACCGGCGCCGGCGTCGCCCGCCAGAGCGCGAGCGAGCGGCGCCCGCCGGCGCCTCGGAAGGCGCGGACCTCGCTCCGCGTGCCGGCGTTCGCGCCCGTCGCCCAGGTGACGACCCCGCGATCGAACCAGCCCGAGGCGAAGCCGCCGAGGCCCGAGGCGGTGAAGGCTTGCGCGCCGAGGGCAAAAACCGTGCCCTCGCCGGTGAAGGCCGGATCGCCGAGGGCAACGCCGCATCGGCCGTCGCCGACGGTCGCCGCGCATTCGGGGACAAATCGCGCGCCCACCTTTTGCTCGAGAGGCGCGATCGCCGCGCGCATCTCGGCACGGAAGGCGAGCTCGCCGCGCTCGACCTCGCCGACGAGAAACGCGCCTTGCAGTTGCCGCGCCGCCGGGTCGGACCAATTCACATCGTAGAGCTCGACCCGGGCGCCGTCGAAAAGCCCGCGGGCGAGGTCGGCGGCGGTGATCGCGGCCGAGGACAGCGCGCCGGTGATATCCTGATCGTCGACCGCGAGGCCGAGCGAGCCGGAAACCTCCGATCCGGCGAAGGCCGAGCGTGCCTCATAGGTGACGCCGCCGAAGGCGATCGGCTCGTCGTGATTGGTGAAGCCGAGGACCGCGCCGTCGGTCCGCGTCACCTTCCAGCAATGGGCGCGTGTCGTCGTGCCGGTCGCAAGGTGCGCGAGATAGTCAGCTTCGGCCATCGGGGTTCCCTTCCTGCGGCATCACTCGCGGACCTCGATCAGAGAGACGTCTGGCATCGAGCCGACGCCGCGATCGTTCGCGAAATAGGCCATGTCGATATCAAGCCGGTCGGAGCCGAAGCGAACCGGAACGTCGAACAGGAACCCGGCCGAGACGGTCACGCCGGCCCCGGGCGCCTCGAGGAACGCGACGATCCCGGTCGAATGGTTGACCGACCAGCCGCTCGCTTGTTCGATCCCGTCGAGGGCGACCTTGACCGTCCCGGCGACGGGTTTCGTGATCTCGCGGGCCACGGGGAGCAGCGCGCCGTAGACCTTGACGAGCGGGAACGTCGTCGCCGTCCCGTCGCCCTCGCCGAGCGCCTGATCGGTCGCCGAGGGCGCCTCGGACGGGGCGCAGCTCTTGAAGTCGGACCAGTCGCGGAACCGGAAGGAATGCAGCGGCCCGCCGGCTTGCTCGAAAAGCGCCAGGACCGCCGCGAGGTCGTCGGCGGTCCTGATCCCGAGGCCGGCTTGATAGCTCCGCCGCGAATGCTTCCACCTTGCGTTGCGTTCCTCGAAGCCCGACCCGAGCGCCGCGACATTCACGCGCCGCTCGGGACCGCCCGAGACGCCCGCCGCCACGTCGCGCGGGAAACTCACGTTGAGGAAAGCCATGCGTCGCGCCTTCAGAGGTTGCGTTGCCCGCGGCCGACCGCCCGGGCGATCGTCGCGGCGACTTGCCCGCGGCTCGCCTCGAAGGCGGCCGGGTTCGGGGTCGTGATATTGACGACGACGCCCCCGCCATGTGCCGAGCCGCCCTTCGGGGTTACGGTGACGTTCTCGCCGCGGGAAACCCGCATGACCGCGAGGTTCCGATCGACGCCGGACCGGCCGGCAATGTCGATCGAGCCGCCGGTTGCGAAACCGGGAATCCACGACAGGAGCGACTTGCCGTTGCCGCCTCCGCCGAACAGCGACCCCGCCCATTGCGTGAGGCCCGCGAGAATGCCGCCGTCGCCGCCCATGCCCTTCGCGGCTTCGCCGATCCGGCCGAAGGCGTCGTCGACGATCCCGTCGGCCATCCGGGCCGCGTGATCGACCATGCGGTCGACGAAACCCGAGAACGAGAGCTCGCCCTCGCGGACCATGCCGCGAACGGAATCAAGCGCCCCTTGCCCGAGCTCGCCGAAGGCGCCGCCGACGCGATCGGTCGCCGCGACCGCCGGCGTCACCATGTCGCCGTCGAGCCGGCCGAACGCGCGGCCGATCCCGTCGACCATATCGGGGACGTAGGAATGCCCGACGACCCGATCCCAGAGGGTATAAAAGGCGTCGCCGACCGCGACGATCTTCGCCTTGACCGTCTCGAAGATCGCGCCGAGCCGGTCGAGCAGCCATTCCTTGACGCGGCCGACGAGCGCGACGACCGCCTCGCCGGCCCGCCCGAGGGCGTCGAGCGTCGCGTCCTTCAGGGCGACGACCCGTCCCGCCATGTCGGGGAACGCCCAGGCGAACAGATCCCACAAGGCGCGCGCCGCGAAGGAAACCGGCAGGAAAGCGCGCTCAAGCAGCGACATGCTTCCGACCGTCTCGGCGACATATCCCGCCGCCGCGCTCAGTTGCGGCCAGAACGCGACGACCGCGGCGGTCAGCGCGACGATCCCGGCGATTGCCGCCGCGACGGGAGCGCCGACAGCGGCAATCCCGACCGCGAGCAGGCCGAAGGCGGCCACGAGCGGCCCGAGCGCAACGACCGCGAGCCCGGCGAGCACGGTCCAGCGTTGCACGGGCGCGGGGAGCGCCCCGAGCCATTGCACGAGCGTTTGCACGACGCCCACGAGCGGCCGGGCGATTTCGGCGAGATTGCCGCCGACGATCTCTTCCACGTCGCCCCAAGCGTTCCGAAACTGCGCGAGAAATCCGAGCCCGGCCTCCGACGCGGCGCGCGCCTGCCCGCCGTATCCCTGCCGGGCGATCTCGTCGAGGATCGCGCCTTGCGCCTCCGCAACGCTGCCCGTTTCCACGAGCGATGCGATCGTCGCCTCCTGATCCTCGGTGAACTGGACCCCGACCCGGCGCAGCGCGGAAAGCCCCCGGATCGGATCATTGAGCGCCTTGCCGAGCATGACGGCGGAGCCCTTCACGTCGGTTCCGAGCAGGGTCGAAAAATCGAGCGCCATCTCGGTTGCCCGCTTGAACTCGTCGCCGGCGAGGTTCCCGAAGGTCAGGAGTTGCGAGATCGCCTCATCGAGGATCACGTCGCCGTCGAAGCGCGTCGCCGCCTGCAAGCCGACGGCAAGGTCGTTCAATTCGTCGAGGGTCAGGCCGACGGCGCCGCCGGTTCGGTTGAAGGCATTGGCAAGCTTCGCCTGCGCGCGCTCGGCACCGTCCCAGGCGTTGAGCGAGTCACTGAAAGCCCAGGTAAGCCCGCCGGTTGCCCCGGCGAGGCCGGTGATCGCCGCACCGATCCCCGCGAGGTTCCGCTTGATCGTCGTTCGGGCCGACGCCGCAACGCCCTCGACTTGCTTCAGACCGTTCGTGACCGACGCGAACGCCCGCCCGGTTTCGTCGCGGGCGGTGATACGGAAGAACAGGTCGCGCAGCATTCAACGCCCCTTGTGCGAAAGGTATGCCATCCAGCCGCGGACTTCCTCGGCCGGCATGTCCAGGACCTCGCCGAGCGACTTCCCGAGCTCGCGCGCGAGGGCGTAAAGATTCCGCGTCTCGGCGTCGGCCTCGATCAGTTTCCCAAGGTGTCGGCCTCGGAAACCCCGAGGATCGCCGCGGCGATCCGGGCGAGAACCTTCGGGTCGATCTCGTTCTCGACTATCTTCAGCGTCTCGGCGGTGTCAGGAAGGATCGGTTTCCCGCCCTCATCCTTCGCGTGCAGGATCACGGTCAGCGCCAGAAGCCGCGCCTCGTTCCCCTTCGCGCGCGCTTGCAATTGCTGGCGCGCGCGAAGGGTCAGGGGCGCGAAGGTGATCACGGCGGGCGTCTCGGGATCGCTCGACCATTCGGCGACCTCGATCCGTTGCTTGCTCATCCGCTCGAAATGCGCGCGCGCAGCGTCGAGAATGTCGGACATGTGGGCCTCTTTTCGGGGGTGACAAAAGGAAAGGGCGTGGCTGCGAGCCACACCCGCGGTTCGATTCGCACTCATGCCTCGCCGCGGGGGGAGGTCGACTGTTCGTTTGCTAAGGTCGAGCGCCGCGATAGAGTTGCGAACGATGAAAAGGTTGCAGTCTGGGTCCGATGGCAAAATTACAGGAACAGATCGTCGAGAAGTATCTCGCAGCCCTAGCGGAGAGCGGGGAGATAGATTCAGAGAAGATAGACCAGATTCGGAAGATATTGATGCGAGATAAGAGGCCTAAGCCCGAGGAGTTCGTCCGCATATTCACAGCGCCCATCGGGGGCGAGATCAAATGATTAAGATTGAGGCCGCACACATCGAGGAAGTTCGCGGCATTCGGAAGCTCGACATTGACTTCCAGCAGGCAACCTTTGCTATTTCCGGGCCGAACGGCTCCGGCAAGAGCGGTGTCATCGACGCAATTGAGTTCGGATTGACGGGCGAGATCGGCCGGCTTGCCGGCCGAGGCACCAAAGGGCTTAGCGTGTCGGAACACGGACCGCATGTCGACAAGGTGGACTTTCCCGACGCGGCGTTTGTGGAGTTGAAGGTCTTCATCCCTTCGCTGGGGAAGCAGGCTACGATTACCCGCAAACTCAAGGCGCCGAGCAAGCCGATCATCATGCCTCTCGACCCGGACGTTAAGGCGGTGTTTGCCGAAGTCGCCGGCCACCCGGAGGTCACGCTGGCGCGGCGCGACATCCTGCGCTTCATACTAGTCGAGCCTACCAAACGCTCCGAGGAGGTCCAAACTATCCTCAAGCTTGAAGAAATCGGTCAAACCCGCTCGGCCCTCAACACGGCCCGCAATAAGTTAGAGACCGCGTTTAGGGCCGCTACCTCGCAGGTATCTAACAGCCGAATGACTTTGCAGCGGCATCTCAGTATTGCGACCGTCGCAGTGCCAGATTTTCTTGAGGCAGTTAATAGGCGGCGGGCGGTGCTTGGGCTTTCAGCAATTACTGAGTTCAGCGCAGAGACCCGGCTGGATGCGGGGCTCTCCAACGCTGACACGGCTTCGGAGTTCAACAAGCCATCGGCGCTGCGCGACCTTACGGCGCTTGAAGAGGCGAGTGCTGCGATGGCCCCGCTGGTCGCTGGCGATAGCGCGACAATCATTGCGGGTATCGAGCGGCTCGAGCGTGATCCCGCTCTCCTAGCCTCGCTGCAGCGGCGCGTGCTCCTCGAGAAAGGGCTTGCGCTGGTCGATGGCCCGGAATGCCCGTTGTGCGATCACCGCTGGCCGGATCAGGAAGACCTCCTTGGTCACCTTCGCGCAAAGATGATCAAGTCCGAGGACGCCGGCGCGCTGCAGCAGACGCTCCTTCGTCACGGCACGGCGATCGTGAGCCAAGTTGACGCCCTTCTTGCCTTGCTCCGCCAAGCACACCGGATCGCCAAAGGCGAAGATAGCAAGGCGTGCCTCGACGCCATTAACGCCTGGGGCAGGGAGCTCGGCGTGTTCAAGGCGAAGCTCGGTACTTTCGATGAGCTGCTCGGTCTGAAGGATCGGCTTGCGGAGGATTGGCACGGTGCGCCATCCGGAGTGGCGGAACATCTCGCAACCCTACGACGGTCGATTGAGGCAAAGCCCGATCAAAGCGCGGCGGTCGAGGCTCAAACCTTTCTGACTACGGCGCAACTGCGACTCGATGACTACCGTACGGCTATGCGCGCCGAAGCGGCAGCCAAGGCGGCAAGTGCCATGGCCCAGATTGCCTACGCCAAGTATTGCTGGGCGATGGAGGAGGAACTCAATTCACTCTACGCCGATGTTCAGTCCGATTTCAGCACCTTCTACCGTATGATCAACGAGGGCGATGAGGCGCTCTTCACCGCCGAATTGAAGCCCAGCGAGGGGCGCCTCGATCTCACGGTAAACTTCTATGAGCGTGGGCTCTACCCGCCCGGCGCATACCACAGCGAAGGGCACCAGGACGGTATGGGCGTATGCCTTTATCTTGCTCTCATGAAGCGGCTGTTCGGTACGGACTTCACGGTCGCCCTTCTCGACGACGTGGTGATGTCCGTGGACTCTGGACACCGTTACCAGTTCTGCAAGTTACTCAAGACTCACTTCCCCGACACCCAATTCATCATCACCACGCATGACCGACTTTGGGCAGAGCAGATGCGCTCCGCCGGGCTGGTTACGGCCAAAACCTCGCTGACCTTCCACGGCTGGAGTTTGGAAACGGGACCGCTGGTTGAGTCCAATACTGACGTTTGGAGCGAGATAGAATTCGCGCTCGCGAAGGGAAAGATCGAAACAGCCGCCCATTCACTGCGCCACCACCTCGAATATGTCTCCCGCCTTTTGGCCGATCAACTAGGAGCCCGACCGACCTTTCGGGCTGACGGGAACTATGAGCTCGACCCGCTCTTGTCGAGCGTGCTTACCCGCACTAAAGAGCTCTATGGAAAGGCGGCAGAGGCAGCGCAGTCATGGGGCGACGACGCTGCCAAGCAGGCTGCGGCCGCTCGTAAGAGCGGCCTCAGCACCTCTAACGGCGCAAGAAATGTTGAGCAGTGGGCGGTCAACAAGGCTGTACACCACAACGCATGGGCTAATTTCGGCAAGCGGGACTTCGAACCCGTTGTCTTCGCTTTCAAGGAACTACTCGATCAACTGTGTTGCCCGGGCTGCGGGTCGTGGCTGTACGTAACGCCCCGAGGCGCTCCCGAGGCGCTTCGCTGTCAGTGCGCCTCCATCAATCTAAACCTCAAATCCAAACCCAAGTCAGGGTAAAAAAGCGTCGCCGCTAACGACTCCCCTAAGCCGCCGCGGATTCGGTCAGCGCCCCCGATCCCTCGAAATTGAACGTCACGGAAACCCAATCGCCCTTGGGGGCCGAGATCGGTTTGCCGGTGACGATCGCGGTCCCGGTGAAGTAGGTCGCGCCCGCGCCCTCCGCGTGCGGATAGAGCGAGAGGGTCACGGAATCGCCGGCATCAAGCGCCCCCTGCCCGGTCGCGTCGGCGGGGTCGAAGTAGGCTTCGACGTTGCCCGACCATCCCTTGACCGTCGCCTCGGTCGTTTTCCACTCGTCGCCCATGCCCCAGCCGCTCGCCGTTTCGGCCTGCACGTCGAGCGCCCAGGACTGCACGGCCGCGACCGTGGCCGCGCCGACCTTCACGGCGCCGTCCTTGCCGGTATGGTATCCCATCGGAGTCATGCCCTTTCGAGGATCAGGCGGGCGAGGCCCGTCCCGTCCGGTTGAATGTCGCGGACGGCCCACGCGGCGCCGTCCAGTGCCACGGAGTCGCCCGCCGCGGCGCCCGGAGGCAGGTCCGCGGCACGGCAGGTCAGGACCGGCGCGGTCGTCGAGACGCCGGGCCAGTCACCCGCCGGCGCCTCGATTGCGTGCGCCTTGCTGAAGATCCCCGCGAGCGTCCGCAGGCGCGCCGGCGAGCCGCCGCTATAGGTGAAGGCGGAGCCAAAGACCGCGGGGTCGAGCCAGAGCTCGAAGTCGGCGGCGGTTTCAATCGGCACGGGAGACGGGTTCCCCGCCCGGCGCGGCCCGCGGCTTCCGGCTTTTCCGGGCGTTTGCCTGAGCGGGCGGCCCGGGCGGTCCGGGTGTAGGCCGGACGGCGCCCGCGAGGACCGTCCCGCCGGCGATCTCGTCGACTCGGCGCAGCGTTTCGGTATATCGCCCGTCGCGGATCAGCGTCTCGACGACGATTTGCCCGAGCTTCGCCACGTCGTAGCCGTCGAGCTTGTTCGGGGCGAGCAGCACGGCCGCGGCGGCGGCGACCGTCGCGATCGCCTGAATGATGACTGGATCGACCGCCCCGAGGCCGGGGACGAAATTCGCCCCGACCCCGAGGGCGCCGACGAGAAGCGCGGCGAAAGCCTTGCGATAGAGGGAGAACATGGGCGGTTTCCCGTTGCGGGACGATGAAGGCCCGCCCCGTGAGGGGCGAGCCGCGATCGCGGGAGCGGATCAGGGGATCGCGACGCCATCACAGAACGACTCCGCGTGCCGGACCGCGAAGTCGACGTCCTGAAACGCGATCACGCGGACGGCGCCGGTCGTGCTCGCCGAGTAGGGATCGACCGTGAGGTCGAGGCCCGACCAGAAGCCCGCGACGAAATCCGACCAGTTGCCGAACCACATCTCGGCGGGGGCAACCTGACTCGACCACTCGGCGCGATAGCCGTTCAAGCGATCCTGCGCCGCCATGATCGGGGTTTCGCCGCCCGCGAACTTCGGGGTCGTCATCAGGTGCTCGACGATCGCCGGCGAGAGCAGGTATCCGAGGTTCCCGACAGCGGCGTTATCCTCGGCGACCTTGCGCCACATCTGGATAGTCTCGGCATAGGTCGGAGCGCCGGCCGCCGCGAAATCGACCACGTTGATCCCGGCCATGTCCTTCAGCCCGTTCGGGGCGTCGGTGTCGGCCGAACCGTTGAGGCCGACGCTATCGACCGCGAGGGCCAGGACCCGCGAGAGGTCCATCCGAACCAGCGCCTCCACGTCGAGCGACGACTGGATCGTCAGCTTGCGCGAGATCTCGGTGAAGGCGCCGACCGTGTGCGGCGTCAGCGGAACCTGCCCGAAGGACGCGCCCGACTGCGATGGCGCGGTATCCTCGCCGACCCAATAGGCGGTTGCGCCGCCGGTCTGTTTCGGGATCGCGAGGTTGCCGACAAGGCCGGTCAGCATGGTAACGCCGGCGCGCATGATCGCCGATTGCGCCCGCAACAGGTCGATGAACGACCCCGACAGCAGGCTCGTCGCGACGAGATTGCCGCCCTCGCTCGCGGTGCCGACGGTCAGGTCGGCGGCACGGGCGCCGCGCGGCGGCAGCGGCGCGAAGTCGGTCCGGCCGAGCACGTCCGAGGGGATAAGCAGCCCCTGCGGCGCCTTGTGCGACCGGGCGGCCGCGGCCTCGGAAACCTCGATCTCGAAGCCCGCCTCACGGCGCGCCTGCCGGTCGTTCGGATCGGCGAGGTAGCGGATCGCCTTCACCAGCGAATAGCTCCGCGCCTCGCGGTCGGAGAGGCCGACGGCCGCGGCATTGTGCCGGATCGCCGTCGCGTCGCCGCTCGACAGGTGGTCGAGGACCGACTTGCGGAAGGCGTCGACGCCGGTCCCGGCGTCGATCGCCTTGTCGGCCATCGCCGCCGGGAGATCGAAGGCGCGGGCGATCGCGACAATCTCGCGCATCCGGGCGCGCTCGGCGGCGGTGGCATCAGTGGGCGCGGGGGCGGGCGCGGCCGGCGCGGCCGGCGCGGCGGTGCGAACCTCGCCGGCGGCGGGGGCGGTTTCGTGTTCCATCCGAGGGTCCTTCATGTCGGAAAGGAGGGGGATTTCGATTTCGGCGAGCCCGGCCGAGCGGCCGACCCCGACGGTTTCATCGGCCGGAACCGCGCAAAGCGAGACCTCGAGCGGGGTCCAGTCGGTCGCGCGAAAGATCGGATTGCCGTCGCGCTCGCCGACGCGAACAGCCCGGTTGATCCTGTAGCCGACCGAAACCGCCGTGAGCTCGCCGTCGCGGATTCGTTCCAGAGTTTCCGAGGCCCGCACGCCTTTCCCGAGGCGGACAACCGCAAGGCCCCGGCCGTTTTCGATCGTGACCGACTCGACGATCCCGACTTGCGAGTCGATCGAGTTGCGGTGATCGCAAAGGAGCGGCATCACGCCGGCCCGAAACCGCGAGAGGTCCACTTCCGCGGGGTCGTGTCCGAGGATTTCGATCCCCCACCAGCGGGCGACCTCGGCCTCGGACGAGAACGACAGGGTGACGCGGCGATCATCCTCGCCGGCGTCGCCGCCGCCGGTGTCGTCGGCCGTGCGCAAAGCCACGACCGACCCGGAGCGGAACAACCGCTCGGGCAGTTTCAGAGTGTCCAACGCGGGGACTCCTATGCTTGGGGTTCGGCCTCGGCTTCGGCCGGTGCCGGCGCCCCGGGCGCCTTCGCGCGCGGCTCGATCGACTCGGGGATCGGAATCCCGAGCTCGCGCATCAGGTCGAGGTCGGCCGCGAAGCGCCGGGCGATCGCCTCGAAGTCGTCGCCCCGGTCGGCGACGATATCGGACGGGGCGCGGAGCCTGTTCCTGATCGCGAGGTCGTTCGCCGCTTCATCCTCTTTCGGGTTGACCGACGCCCAGGAGCGCGGCCGCCAGGTCGCGGCGTCGAATTTCGCGAGCTTGGTTTCCGGCAAGGGAACCTCGCGCGAGACGAGCGCGGCCGGGAGCCAGGCGCGGAAGACCTCGGCGTGCAGCGCCTCGACGAGATCGCGTTGCATCATGCGCCATTCGTCGCGTTCCTCGCCGCGCCCGTCGCGGAGCGACGAGAAATTCGCGCCTTCCATGTCAGACGACAAGCCGGCGTAAGAGACCCCGAGGCCCGCGGCGCCGCCGCGAAGCATCGCCTTGACGAAACCCGGCATCTCGCCGTCCGGGTAATTCGGCGTGTACTGCGCGATATCCATCCCGGGCGGCAGGGTCGCCGTCGTGCCGGCGGCGATCTCGTCGGGGACCTCCGCGTGATCCTCGCCCGCCGGCGCGTCGTCGGACTCCTGCTTGAAGAACACCATTGCCGCCGCGCCGAAATGCGCCGCCGCGAGTGCGGCTTCCTCGTACTTGCCCACCATGTTGAAGCGGCGGAGCGCCGTATGCGCCTGCGGGACCCCGAGGGCCTGCGCGGATTCGTTCGGCCGCATCACATGAATGACGTCCCGCGCCGGAACCCGGACCCGCTTGTGCCCCCGGCGAAGCCGCCCGTCGCCCGGGTGCGACGTGAACAGGTGATAGGCGAGCACGCGGCCGAGCGCGTCGAACTCGATCCCGCCGTCGACGTAGGCGCCGCCGGCGAGCTCGGCGCAATGGTCGAGGTCGAGCAGGTCGAGCGGGACCGGCGCAACCTGAAAGGCGAAGGGACCGAAGCGCGCGCCGCGATGCACGCGGAGCAGAAAGTTGCCCTCGCGTGCGAGCATGGTCGCGGCAATGTTCTCGACATTCCACCAACTGAGGCGCCCGCACGGGGTCGCGACCCCGCGCCGGGTCCAGCGATCCCAGGCATCTTCGATCAGGTCGTTCGCGATCCGGTCAGGCTCGCCCCCCGGGTCGCGCACGTCCATTTGCAGGGAAATCCCCGAGCGTCCGACGACGTGCCGCCGGACCATCATTTCGTAACTCTTGATATAGTCGATATTCTGCGCCGCGAAGCGCGCGTGCGCGATCAGGCCGCGAAGGTCGCGGCGGGTTTCTTCGCGGGTCGAGGTCCCGAGCCCGCCGGCGAAGGCGAAGCCGTTCGCGAGCCGCCCCGGACGCGCGGCCTTGTAGGC